GGTGGCCCTAAACATGCCCGGGTAGACAAAAAATAGATGATATGCCGCGATATTTTTTGATCGTCAGTATTACCCGGGCACCTTGTGACAATCCGAGACATGCGGATTGATAGCCCTGATTAACTCAGGGGACTCCCTATCATATGTCACAAGGTGTCCAAGATATTGTCTTCGTCATGAGCGATGTTATCAGCGCATAGAAGACCAATATCTATGGCGTTTTGGCACGGTATCTTTGGTAGGTTGCGATCGTCTTCATGATCCTCCGTATCCCAATCTCGGATGACGATTGGGGCAAAGTACCTTACAGAATGAATGCGCCTCTTTAGAGCGTCTGTCATTCCTTGCTGATACCATTGTTCGGGTGGCTTATTACTTGTGATAAACACCCTAGTCCATCGAGCATATCGATGACTTCCTTTAACTGGTATCCGTAGCTGCCAACCGTGGAGGACCCGTAGCAGATAATGATACGGGAGACCGCCGTAGAAGTCATCTAGACAGATGGTCTTCTCGCCACCGTATCCATCAAATGGAAAGGTGTCACCAGCATTCACAAAGAATGCGCCTCCGTCGCGCAGCATAACCTCTCGAGTTTTGCCTGTGCCGGCTCCTCCCCAGAATACCTCGACGCGTACATCGCGCTCGTCTTTGGTGGCGTTTACCTCACCAATTTGGGTAGCTTTCTCAGCGAATTTCATGTATTTGGCTACGACTTCGGTGTGCGACTCCATGAGTTCTTCAATGGTCGCGCCCTCTTTAGCGCTATTCCATAGTCCGCTAAGGTCGGTTCTTGCGCCGCGCACACCTGGCGCCGGCTTACCGAATTCCGCAAAGTCGTTAGTATTAACGCCATCTACAACCTTGAGACAATAATCGTGATTGGCCTTGGAATCTGCTATAGATTTCTCTACGTGCGCACGTTGGCTGATCATCTTCTTGACTCCTGTCATACGGACTGCTGATTTGAATTCAACATATCCTTGGAGATGTGGGGTGTCAGTTTCTGGCGCGAATTCGAATCCGAAGATGAGATATACGCATGTGCTTGTCCCTGCGTTAATCTTCTCCCCGATGTCGACTAAGTCGGCGACTTCTTCTTCCGTGTAATTGTTCAAGGTCCATGACCACCGTTTGCTTGTCATTGTCACAGTATATAATAGTGTGACATCTTAATATTTAATATAATTAAATATTATGTGCGCATATAGTATGACATGTCATATCGCCGAAGAGCACCTGCTCGCCGACCTCAGTATGCGCGCGCACCAAGGAAACCAAGTGGTCGACCCCCTGCCCGAAGCACCCGAGCCCCCGCCGTCAAGGTGGATAATCGGGGATATCTGGAACGGATTGGTTCATATATTGTACCCAAAGGTACCTTCGCCCTTGTCGGAGGACTGGCAGGTGGTATCGCCGGAGGTACTGCCGGCATGGCAGGTGGCCCCTTAAGCGCAGTTGGGCTGGGTCTTAAGGGTGCTGCAGTTGGCTCTAGTTTAGGTGCCAGACTGTCAAAAGCTGTCGGATTTGGTGATTATGTAATCAATTCCAATACACTTCTTGGCTCAGATAATGTGCCAGAAGTACGGAATACCAACGCTGGTATGATCGTCCGACATCGAGAATTTATCGGGGATATCGCTCCATCGATCGATTTTCAATCGCAAACCTTCTCGATCAACCCTGGGATTAGTTCATCTTTCCCATGGCTCGCGCAGATAGCTACTGCATTTGAGGAATACAAACTGCGCGGGATGATCTATGAGTTCAAGACTATGTCTTCGGACTCTATTTTGAGTGCGGGCGCATCGACTGCACTCGGATCAGTCATTATGGCGACTCAATACAACGCTATTAATCCGCCATTCATTGATAAGAAATCTATGGAGAATTATCAATTTGCATCAAGCACCAAGCCCTCTGAGTCGCTTATGCATCCCATCGAATGTGCCCATGAGATGACTGCTGTCGACCATCATTATGTCCGCAGCACACCCTCATTGTTATCAACTGGCGGTGATAAACGCCTGTATGATATCGGTAATTTTCAGATCGCTACGGTCGGTATGCAAAATACTACAGGTACCATTGGTGAGCTGTGGGTTACCTATGAGATTGAATTCTTGAAGCCCAAGTATTTCAATTATGCGCTAGAGGATCACTATTTCTTAAATGGGATCACAAATGCTGCCCCATTTGGTACAACATCTGGCGTATTGACGGCCTCCCTTCTGCAGACTAATGCGATTGGAGGCGTATTAAATGGCACAGGTAACGCGTATAGTTGGCCGAAGACCATTTCATCCGGTAAGTTCATGATCGTACATGTCGTGTCTGGTACGGCTGCTGCATTAGTAGCGCCGACCATAACTTACCAAAACTGTGTTCCGATTAACTCGATCGCGCAGAATACTATTCCTAGCGCGAATAACACAGGAACATCCGACGATGTATGGGTATATACATTGACTGTGCGTATCACAGGTTCGGATGCAGGCATCACATTTACTGGCGCCACGCTGCCATCAGCTCCTATTTATGGAGATCTGTATGTGATCGGATTATCTGATTCTGTCAAATAATCGGCCTCACGCGCTAAAATCTTCATGCTTAATGACCGAGTGATCCCGACCGCGGCGATGCCCGAGGTGGATCTAATTTTTTTAGATAAGCGTCTCGTTGACCCATATTCACATGGGTGGATAGGAAACGGGATAGTTATATGTTATATGCATAGCACTAAACATATAACCCAGGCTTCCTAGACTCCTATGTGAATATGGGTCCAAGCCTACAAAAATGTCCACCTCGGGAGGAGCCAACCAAGTGGTGAGCGACCGAATGGCGCATGTGATTATATGTGCGTGGTGGCCCTAAACATGCCCGGGTAGACAAAAAATAGATGATATGCCGCGATATTTTTTGATCGTCAGTATTACCCGGGCACCTTGTGACAATCC